CAGAACTCAAGGAATCTGAATTGTTGAATGAAAGACTGAATAGTCTACAGGCAGCAGAACCTTATATTGGCAAATACTACTCTCAAGATTATGTAAGACGTAAGATTCTGCGTCAAACTGATGTGGAGATTCTTGAGCAGGATGAACTCATTGAAAAGGAAATCAAAGCAGGTATTATTCCTGATCCAAATGCTCCAGTAGATCCTCAAACTGGTATGCCTATTGATTCAACAGCAAGCATGGATCTTGGAAAACCTGTTATGGAACCTGAAGTTGATGGATCGTCAACCGAGGCACCTGAAATGCCTAAGGGTGGTGAGATATAAATACCAGTAGTAAATTATTAAGTAAATGGAAGAACTCTTAGATATGATGGTGAGTGATGAGTCGCCGTCCCAAATCAGCGATAAAATTAAGGAATTTTTGTATGCAAAATCCGGCGAACGGGTTGATGCATATCGTCCAGTTGCTGTCAACTCATTATTTGGTAATGATGAAGTTGAAGTAGAAGACGAAGTTGAAATTGAATCTGAGGATTCAGTTGAAGGGGCAGAGTAAATTATAAATAATCAGTAAATGAATTTTAGAAAATAATGGCACACAATCCAGTAGGCGCGGGACAATCAATAGCTACCAGTGGAGCTGGCACTACAACCAGTGCATTCGCTCATCAAACTGATTCTATCAGAATTGTTGCGGTTACCAAACCAGTTCATGTGAAAATTGGAGATGGAACCTCGCCTGCCTCTCACACAGATTATTATATCCCAGCAGATACATCCGCTGTGTTGAGCACTGGAAGACCCTCTTCTGCAGCGGTTGTTGGAGTAACGACAGGAACAACGACAACTATTGATTTCTTACAGGGAACAACATCTCCATTTGAAGTTGGAGACCGTGTGTCATTGACTGTTTCTGGACAGTCATATCTGGACTTTACACATAAATCCGTTGCATCTGTTGATACATCTGCTGATGTTGGTGGATATTTCAGTTCAAGAATTACAGTGACTCATGATTCTTCTGGAATCACAACATCATTTAGTGCTACATCAGGAAAAGCAGCAGAACTTAGAGGTTCTTTCAAAGTTTCCTCTAGAACTGATACTGGTGCTGGCAAACTTTATGCTCAACAAGTACAAATTAGCGGCGTACAATGAAACTTATTAGAGAAGAAATCGAATCAGTAGAATTTGTCGTTGAATCAAAAAACGGCAAGAAATCTCTGTATATCGAAGGAGTATTCCTCCAAGGAAACATTAAGAACCGCAATGGTCGTATGTATCCCATGGAGACCCTGCGCCGTGAGGTTGGCAGATATAACGAAAATCATGTTCAATCAGGTAGAGCACTTGGAGAACTTGGACACCCAGACGGTCCTACCGTAAATCTCGATAGAGTTTCTCATAAAATTGTCTCTCTTAGAGAAAGTGGTGCAAACTTTATTGGTAAAGCAAAGATCTTGAATACCCCAATGGGTAAGATTGCATCTTCACTTATTGAAGAGGGTGTAAAACTCGGAGTCTCATCTCGTGGTATTGGTTCCCTCAAAATGACAAAAGAGGGAATCAATGTTGTCGGTGACGACTTCATGTTAGCAACGGCTGCTGATATCGTTGCTGATCCTTCTGCCCCTGATGCTTTCGTTGAAGGTATCATGGAAGGAAAAGAGTGGGTATGGGATGGAGGCATTCTTCGTGAGAAGTATGCAGAAAAAACATACAGACAGATTAATACCTTGGTTGATCAAAAACAACTCGATGAGAAAAAATTGAGTTTGTTCAATGACTTCCTGGCGAATCTTTAATTTTATAAATAATATTAGTTTTAATACGGTTTAAATCGGAGAGTTCAAATGTCTAGTGGAAAAAATTTACAAGAAATGGAAGTAGGCACAAAGCAAGTCCGTGATGCTGTTAATTCTAAGGCAGTAGCCGGAATGTCAATGCAGTCTTCTGATAATGTAACCCCTGGTCAAACCGGGTCTTATGAAGATCTCGGTGGTCCTACTCCCGAAAACTATAGACCTGATGATGATTCAGCAAAGCTGAACACACCAGGTAAAACTCTTAAGCAAGTAAGAGATGTAGTTAATAAAGGAGCAAAACCCGCAATGGCAGCACCAGCAATGAAGAAAGAAGAAGAGGAGCTCGATACAGAGGCTACCATCGAAGAGGAAGAAACTTCCACTGAAGATGTAGTTGCTGAAGAAGAGACCACTGAAACTGTTGCTGAGTACGATGTCGAAGAGGACGTAAATGCCCTCCTCGGCGGCGAAGAACTTTCCGAAGAGTTTAAAGCAAAAGCAAAAACCATCTTTGAAGCAGCGATCAATGCTAAGGTCGCCGCTGTCAAAGAAGAGTTAGAGCAAGCATATGCTGCTCAACTCGCTGAAGAGGTCGAGACCGCAAAAGAATCACTCGCTGAGCGTGTTGATTCTTACCTTGAGTATGTTGCTGACGAGTGGTTTGAAGAAAACGCACTCGCCATTGAGCACGGTCTGAAGACCGAAATGACCGAATCATTCCTTGAAGGAATGAAGGGTCTTTTTGAAGAACATTATGTATCAATCCCTGAAGAGAAGTATGATGTGCTTGAGAGCATGGTAGACAAACTTGATGATATGGAGACAAAACTCAACGAGCAGATCGAAAAGAATATCTCCCTTAACAAGCGTCTCGCAGAGTCGGTTGCTGATGGAATCTTAGATCAAGTTTCTGAAGGGCTCGCTGCCACTCAGAAAGAGAAGCTCGCCTCACTTTCCGAAAGTGTAGAGTTTGAAAGTGAAGAAGAATATCGTGAAAAACTGGAAACCCTGAAGGAGTCATATTTCTCCGGCAAGGCACCAGTTGCTAAAACTGAAACCCTTTCTGAGGGTGTAGATGTAGCTCCTGAATCATATTCTGATTCAATGAGTGCCTATCTCAGAACCATGGGTTCTTTTGGCAAATAACTGAATTCAACATTTTAACAAACACTAACTTTATAGGTAAACGCAAATGTTCCAATCCGAGCATCTGCAGGAAAAGTGGGCACCTCTCCTCAATCATGAGGGTTGCGAGAAGATCTCAGATCCCCATCGTAGAGCTGTAACCGCTGTCCTGCTCGAAAACCAAGAAAAATTCCTCAGAGAGCAATCTGCCTTCGAGCAAGGTGGATCACTCCTCTCCGAAACCCCAACCAACGCTGCTAACGCCAATGGCGCTCAGGGTGGTTTTGGTGCTGACTCTGCTGCTGCAGGTCCTACCGCTGGTTTCGACCCCGTTCTGATCTCCCTGATCAGACGCTCCATGCCTAACCTGGTCGCTTATGACCTCGCTGGTGTGCAGCCAATGTCCGGTCCTACTGGACTCATCTTCGCAATGCGCTCCCGCTACACTAATCAGTCTGGCGACGAGGCATTCTACGACGAAGCAAACTCCGCATTCTCTGGTCAGGATGCTGGATTCGACACCAACATCACACGCGACTTCGCTGATCCTGTTGCTGGTGTTGGTACTACCTCACAGTCTGGTAGCAACCCTGCACTCCTGAACCCAACCGGCACTGCATCCTCCACAGGATACGATGTTGGTCAGGGTATGCCAACTGGTGCCGCTGAGAACCTCAAGGGCACTGGCGAACATGCCTTCAACCAGATGGCATTCTCTATCGAGAAAGTCACTGTAACCGCTAAGTCCAGAGCACTCAAAGCTGAGTACTCCCTGGAACTGGCACAGGACCTCAAGGCAATCCATGGTCTGAACGCTGAAGCGGAACTCGCCAACATTCTCTCTACTGAGATTCTGGCTGAGATCAACCGTGAAGTCATCAGAACCATCTATAAGGTTGCTGAACAGGGTGCTGTCGCTAACACCGCTACCGCTGGTGTATTCGACCTTGACGTTGACTCCAACGGTCGCTGGTCTGTTGAGAAGTTCAAAGGACTTCTGTTCCAGATCGAGAGAGATGCGAACGCTATCGCACAAAGAACTCGTAGAGGAAAGGGCAACATCATCCTCTGCTCCGCAGACGTTGCTTCCGCCCTCACCATGGCAGGTGTACTTGATTACACCCCTGCCCTCAACGCTAACCTTAACGTTGATGACACCGGTAACACCTTCGCTGGTGTTCTGCAAGGTAAGTATCGTGTATACATCGATCCTTATTCTGCAAACCAGGCAGCACAACAATACTACGTTGTTGGTTATAAGGGAACCAATCCTTATGACGCTGGTCTGTTCTATTGCCCTTATGTTCCCCTCCAGATGGTTCGTGCCGTTGGAGAGAACTCCTTCCAGCCCAAGATTGGCTTCAAGACCCGCTATGGTCTGGTTGCCAACCCATTCGCAGAAGGAACCACCCAAGGTCTGGGTCGTCTCAAGGTCAACGAGAACCGCTACTACAGAAGAGTTCAAGTCAAGAACCTCATGTGATTCATATTCACAAACTTCTGGGAGACCTTCGGGTCTCCTTTTTTTATGCCAATAAATAGTAAAAAGTTCTAATAAAAAAATGCCTTATCATATTAAGAAACAAAGCATTTTAGACTCTTCAGTTACATTATACTATGCTGGAAACAGACGTTGGTGTGATGATTTTTCTGAGAGACAGCAATTTGCTAAAGAGTCAGATGCAACTGGTCTGATGGTCAATCCTGATGGAAAGAATGGCGGATGGTCAGGAGCAAGCGTAGTATCTGAATAATGTCAACTTCAAATATATTTCAAAGGCAGATAGAGAATAGAAATTTTTTATCTCCAACTGGATTTAAGTTTGTATTGAATAAAGCGCCCAAGGTTGCATTTTTCAGCAACTTTGCGATGATCCCTGGGATGACGCTTGGCACTGCTGTACAACCAACTTATCTCAAGGATATTGATTTACCTGGAGATAAAATTTTATTTGATGATTTTACTTTACGATTTATCGTAGACGAAGATCTAAAAAATTATTTGGAGATTCAAAACTGGTTGAGAGGTATTGGATTTCCAGAGAGTCTGAAAGAAATACAAGATCTACAAAAGAAAAAAGAATTTGTCGATGCAGATCCAGGAACGTTTAGAAACATCTTTTCAGATGGAACACTGACTGTATTAACGAGTTCACAAAATCCAAATTTTCTAGTCAAGTTTAGCGATCTTTGGCCATACAACTTGACAACTCTAAATTTCGATGCTACCAATGCTGATATACAGTACTTTACAGCAGAGGTGTCTTTCAAGTATACTATCTACAATATCACTGATTTGTCTGGCAAAAAACTATGAGCCTTGATCTTGAAGCAATTCAAGGTATGTGGGAAAAGGATTCAAAAATCGACAGAGACAATTTACACGAAGAGTCTTTGAATATTCCATCTCTTCACGCAAAATACTTTGAATTATATAATACCATATTTCTACTAAGAAAGAAAGCAGAACAACAGAGAAAAAATATTAGACACGAAAGGTACGAATACTATTCAGGTAAAGCAGATCCTGATGTGTATATTCAAAATCCCTTTCCTAAAAAAGTTAGAGATAAAGATACAATGACAAAGTATCTTGACGCTGACGAAAAATTGTCTACAGTGTGTTTGAAAATTGATTACTACGATACAATGTTAGTTTACATTGAGAGTATACTTAAACAGATAACTAATAGAACTTATCAAATCAAAAACGCAATAGAGTTCATGAGATTCAATTCTGGATTGGGATGATGGATGACTTTACACTAGAGTCAGAAGACTTTGATGAAAATCTACCGTATGTAGAGTTGCAACTTGACATCAACGATGTTCATTTGATATATCGTTCGATGGATAAAATGTTGGAAACTTGGCCTGGTGGTCACCCACAAGAACAAGAAAGATTGTTCTATTTGAAAGACTTTGTGTATAGAATTATATTAGAATATAAGTTTAAGATGGAGTGATAAATATTCACAGATGTATGGACATTTGTGATTGACACGACAGCGAATCTTGTTATTTCCAAATCCAACGAAGTATTTCTAAAAATAGATACTGAACCTCACATAGAATATGAACTTAGAGATCACTTTAAGTTCGAGGTTCCTAATGCAAAATTTATGCCACA